AATGATGAAGCGGCGTGCGAAAAAAATATATCAAAAATTGCGAAAAGTGGCCGCCAAAAATGTCTTGATATGGTCAAAAAAATCTTGACCAGTTTCACAAAACAACAACTCGGAAAAAAAACAAGGCAAGACGGGAATAAAAAAAATTAACAAAATACACGTCATCAAACTGGAAAATAAAAAAAATTTACCAAACAACAGCACTCATCGCCTGTGCATCTCCGGCAGAAAATGCCGTCTCCAAATCACTCAGCAAGCCATAATATCTCACTTTGTAATCTTTAATCATGGCTTGAATCTCGGTGCCGACCTGGGCAAGCTGAGCGGCGGTATGCGGGCGCATGGCCTTGATGCCGCTCAAGGCGTCCGTGCAAGTTACGTCATAGGTCCACTCAGCATTACCCAGCATGATCTGCTGCAAGGCGGCAACAGCCAAAGCGGTCAGCGTCACCTGGTCCCTGTCCTTATCAGTATCATATATATAGGGAACGCCAAGCGCGGACGACGTCCAGCCTGATCTGCAGGAAGCCTCGCAAGCCGCTTTTAAATCGGCTATCTTCGCAGCCATCAACTGACCAAGATCAACAACAGGGGCAGAACATATCCCTGAACTATAATTCCAGCCGACAGTACAGTTATCCGGACAATCTACCCACTCGAGGGAAGCGGCAACAGGGAAATCTGCCTCGGAAACCTGAACGATTTTATTGCCTCCGTGTATCAAAGCACGCATATTAATCACCTTAAACGTATTCGTAAACGAGAACGACTCCTGCCCCACCGGTACCGCCAGTGCCATTGCCGGCATTAGACGTGTTTGCTCCACCGCCGCCTGAACCAAGAGAACCATCGCCGCCATTAATCACAGACGACACAGAAATCCCGCTATCTCCTCCACCAGAAAAATAGCTAGACCCGCCAAGGCCGATACCCATGCCGGAGCCTGATAAAACACCAGACGAAGAACCTGGTGATCCGCTTGCGGATATATCACCTCCTGAGCCAACCCCGCCAGCACCTCCATCAGGCCTGACAGTACCGGTAGAATTGTTGCCAAGACCACCCCCGCCGCCTCCTGTCGCCGACAGCAACGAACCGAATGAAGTTGCACCGCCACTTGAACCTGCCGCAGCGCCAACCCCGCCAGCACCTCCAGCCCCAACAGTTACTGTTTCTGTAGCGCCGATACTTGAGCTGAGAAGCAATTTCCGAGCATACCCACCAGCCCCTCCACCGGCCCCACATGCATCGCCAGTGCCTGTTTGAGACCCTCCGCCACCACCTCCGGCGCCGATTAACTCCACAATTGCCGCAGCAAGCCATGATGGTTTTGTATACGTGCCTGATGCCGTAAATTTGGTAACCTGTCTAAGGCGATAGTACATCGCCGCCTTCAGCTGAGTATTATCAACCTTATTAAGCGTTATCCCGGCCCCCTCAATAACCTCGCAAATCTCTTCCTGGACCGCGTTGGCCCAGTCATCAGTCATAACGGTGGCGGCAATGCCGCCGACAGGATCACCCTCGGTGAATAAATTGTCAACCGTTGCCGTCGCGTGGTCGATTCTATGCATAAAACCATTCCTCCATTAATATGAGCTGCGCAGCTTGACCATGCCAAGCGTGGCGCTGCCTACCGCAGCAGCGTTATTGCTGTCGAGCACCAACCCTCTCGCGGGATAAAATATGATATTCACCAGCGTGGTGCCGTTACCGCACGTGCCGTAAAATGATATCCGCCACCAATCGCCATCATAGTCCGTGATTACCGGGGTGCTTATGGTGGCCGTTGTACTGTTGCTCGTCGCGTAATCACCGGTATTGGTCTTGAATCGCAGGCTAAAAGAGGACACAGCCACGCCGCCGGTGCCGTAAACCAGCAAATGGATAGTCCTGGTATCATCAGTGTCTTTTTTCACCCAGGCGTCAAAATACAGCGTCTCCCCCTCGGTGTAAGCGAAAAACGACGAATCCGCCCGTTCGTACGCCGTAACGGAATCATCGGTAAACGTGTAGGCCTGATGCCCGCCAGGATCGGCAATCCCGGCCGGCGCCATGGTGCACCCTCCGATCAATGTCCACGCCGACACCTCATTAATCAGGTTGTCAGTAATGCCGCCGTAGCCAAACACCGCATACGTATGGGCAGGCTTGAGCTTGCCGATCGCGCACTCCAGCAGCTCGTTGCCCCAGGATCGCAGCGGATCGCCCACCGCAGATATCCCCACCGCAAACTCGGTAATCGTGGTCGCCGGCGCGGTAACCAGCCAGGCATACAGCCAGTCCGTGCCATAAAGCGGATCTCCAACCGCGGAAACCCCAACCTGAAACGGCCGGTACTCGGAAATTGTCACCGTAAAACCGAGCGCGGCGGCCACGGCAATGAAATAGGCGCGGCTTTGCCCACCTGTCTCAACATATTTAGCGACCACAGCGGCCAGGCGCTCCTGCATGGTGCCAAGCTCGCCAATACATGGATCAGGCAAACCAAGCACCCGCTCCCATGACGACAGCAGCTCAACGGATGCATCCGGATGCATTTCAAGCAGCAGATCAAGATCCCTGGCCTGCACGGCATCAAGCGCCGCACCTTCCACCTCGCGATCCCCCTGCTCCACCCCGTCAAGCTCGATCGGGGCCAGCAGCCGCAACACGTCCTTATGTAACACTGATCACCCCCGGCCTGATGATCTCGATATCATCGGTCACCACCGCCGCCGCCGGCGCCGATACCTGGGCATCCAGCGCGCCGGCGGCAATGGCGATGGCGGCCAGTTGCGACGGGTACAAGATCTGGCCGGGGACAAACAGCGACATATAGGCCTCGATGTCGGCGGCAATGGCAACCGTGTCAAGGTTTGTCCCGGTTACCGTCATGGTTACGTCCGTCACCAGAAATGTCGGCGACACCACGGAAACCACCGCGGTAACAGGCCGCTCCTCCTCAATATAGGCCGCCACCTCGGCCAGCAGTTCGGCGCTGGGCGTCTCCGATCCGGTGGACACTGCATCCGCCAGCACCACCACCATCACAGTTCCGATCCCGTCCGCCAAAGGAATACAGTAAGCGCTCTGCACATCATCGATAGCCGTGGCCCACTGTTCATAGTCATATCTGTTGCCTCCCGCCGGCGGGTGACGGATGATTTCCAGCAGCCTGGCCAGCAACTCATCATCCGTTTCTCCGCTGCGGCGGGCCAAACCGCGTACCCAGGCATGATGTTCCAGCTGCTCCGTGTCGGCCGTGTCAGGGAAAATCTGTTTACTGATCCATTGCTGATGCTGATACAGCCCCCAGACGGCGGAAGCCAGGCAGGCCGCCCGTATGAAAACCAGACTGCCCTGCGACAAATCAATGCTGCCATTGAACTGATTGGCATAATCCGTCAGAATTTCGTTCAGCAGCTCATCAAACGATTTGGAAAACGCCATTAGACAACCCCCACGAAATCGGTGTAAACAATCTGCTCGCCATCTGCCTGGGTGACCTCTACCAGCAGTTTCAGCCTGGAAACATCCTGCAATGTGTCTCGTTCAGCCAGCACGTCAATCTCAGTCGCCCGGCCGGTATCAAGCAGCCACTGCAAGGCCTCCCTGGCGTATTCCTCCGCCAGGGAGGCGGCCCTCGGGGTGTTTTTTTTCAGCAGATGCAGGCGGCTGCCGAATTGCGGGTCAAAAAACCATGATCCGCGCCGCACCTTGAGGCTCAGATAAATATTATTGAAAATATTGGTGGCCTGGTCGAAGGACATTTCCGGCTGGCCGCCGTCATTAATGACAATGGCGAAATCCATCAGATGCCCCTCGTGATGTCGGTGCAGTTGTCATTAAGGACAAAGGCCTGCACCGGCACCCCGGTGTTGCCGGATCCGGTCTGCACGCCGCTGTGGGTGTGGCTGCCGAAGAGCGCCGCGAAACGCTGATCGACAAAGCGCCGCAGCCCGGCCCGATCCCCGCCGAGATTGATCAGCGGTGAATTTACCGTGCAGCTGGTGGCGGCATTGACCGTTACCATGCCGCCGCAGTCAATCAGAATTTCCCGGCCGCGCCGCAGATGGATTTTATCCCCCTCGTCGGTATACAGGCACACCTCGCCATTTTCTACCGCCACGCGGTATCTGCGGTCATCACTGGCCACCACGATGATGTGGTTTCCCTCGCGGACAGCAACCGCCTCGGCGCCTGCCAGCGGCCGGCTGGTGTATCCGTAATGCTGCATGTATTCCCGGGAGGAGACCGTTTCCCCGGCATAACCGCTGAAGGCGGCCAGCTTAATCGCCCCCTCGACCACACTATTAATGATACAGCGGATCATGCCGCGCAGCCTGGTCATCTGATCACCCCTGGCAGCCCAAGCCGCAGCTCGGTCACGGGGCCCCGGCTTTTATCAATACGAAATGTGCGGCCGTAAATCAAATAAGTGCCGTTTATCTCAAATTTCTCATCCAGCACGGCGCACAGCTCATTAACCGCCCAGTTGCGTCCGTTGACGGAATGGCCAGGCGTCGTATACGACAATTGCAGGCCCATGGCCCGCTGGCGTTCGGCAATGACCCTGCCGGCATTGGCAGGGCTGGCCAGGTCATTGTTGTTGATCTCGACAAACGGCTTGTAAAACGGCACATCGTCTACCTGGGCAATTGCAATGGTGTTCAAATCAGCCGCCTCGATGCCGTCCGCCCCCTGTTTCTGGCCGACCACAATGATCTTTGAATATTGCTGCGAGATGTCCCGCACCCGGCTGCCGTCCATTACATTGTTGCCGGCGCCATCCAGCCTGCGCGTGATGGTAAACAGCGGTTTGCCTTTGGCTTTCGGCCGGCCGAAAACAAAGGTGCCGTCCGGCAGGGAAAAAAACATGGCTCCCCGCGATTCGGCAAAATCCCTGAGTACCTCAAACACCGTCTGGCCAGGCTCAATCTGGGCCAGATCCTGGCTGAGGTCAAACAGATCATTGTCCCCAGTCTTGCTGGCGGTCGCCCCGGCAATCCCGGCCTGATACTCAATATTTTTCCGGTTGATAAACGGCACGGCGCGCAGCAACCGCTCGGCCAAAACCTTCAACGTAACGCCTTCCAGCGTGATAAACTCCTCGCAATAGCTGTCCACCACCAGCCCCAGCAAATCGCGGCCTTCCACCACCACCCGGCTGCCGTCCTTGCCGTTATATTCGCTCACCCGGTCGATAATGCCGGTCATTTCCAGCCGGTCATTGACAAACAACTGAAACTGCTGGCCCGGGTTTACCGCAAACGCAGGATCAGGCAGCGTTACGCTGAACGCATCACCGGCCGTGTAAAGATCCGAATCAACACTGTACTCGGAGAACTCCGTTATTTTTCTGCCGCCAAAGGACAGCGAGATATTATCCGGCATAAACGACTATCTCCCCGCTGGTGAAATTCGGACGGATGATGTTGTTTGCCGCCATGAGCCTGGCGGCATATTGATAGGACAAACCATAACGCAGGCAGACCAGATGCAGGGGCAGCGGGTTATCAAGCTGCACCGTCACCATGCGGTCACGCTCAAGTTTGATGTCATCCACATGATCGGTCAATTGCCGGCTCATGGTCTTCAGGTCGCTGACAATTACGGCATTTTCGCTGTTGTCATCAATCCTGATATTCGTAATGGTCGCGCTGACGTCTCCGCGCACAATCGCCAGCGACCGTTCCAGCTCCCTGATGGTCATCACTTCGGGAGCCGGATCCGGATCCAGATAATTACCGACAGCGTCAAAGCTGCGCTGCTTTTCAGCCTGCCGCATGGCCTGCCTGTTCAGCTCGTCAGCCGCATACAGCGCGGAGGCCTCCACCGCCAGCCTCTGGGACGCGGCAATCCTGGCCGGCCGGGAAAACGAACTGCGGCGCTCTCCGGCGCTGCCGGTCAACGCCTCCAGTGATATCTGCAGACTGTCCAGAAAGCGCGAAGGCGACACGCGCAACGTCGCCAGGGAAAGAGCGCAGCGCTCCACGGTATTGGCCAGCACGCCGATTACCCGGCCGGCCAGGCTGGCTGGGTAGGTCACCAGGGCAATAAGCGAGGTTCCCGGGTTGGTCACCTCGGCCAGCGTGCCGCTCATGTCTCCGATCCAGCCGTCCACATCCGTGAGATATGCCCTGGCCGTCCTCGAGGCATACGGAAACTGCCCGGCAATGCCGAGCTCTGGATCCAGGGTAGTATTCAGTATTCCCGCGGCCTCCGGCCCGAGAACACTAATCACGTCCGCGGCATAATGCGTCAGCAGATTATCCTGACCGGCGACAAATGTCTCTTCAACCGCGCCCTGGACATCGGCTGATTTCGCCGCGGCCTGGCTGTCTGACCGGTTGACGATAAAGGACAGATCGATTTCCGCCGTTTCCAGGCGGTCATCATGGCTGACGGACACCGTGTCGATGCGGCCCGTGAGCAGCCCGTATTTCGGGTGGGTCAGCTCAAACAGCTCGCGGGAATCCAGGTGGGACAAAAACTCCTCATGCCTGGCATACTGCTCGCCGAAAAAATAACAGCGGATGGAGATGCGGCGCGCCTTATGGCCGAGATCCTCCGTGTCCGCCCCGTCAACGAACGGGTATTCGTAAACGGCAATCGCCTTCTCAAAGCTGTCGCGGATCGTCTCCGCCTCCAGCTCGAAATCATCAATTTTCAATGCGCCGAGGCGGTCTGCCATGGCCCGAACTCCCCGCGTTTGAGCGGCTTGACATTTGCTTTGGTGTTCATGTCATTTGATTTCGTGGTTACCCGGCCGCGTTCATCAATGGCCACGTTCAGCTGGATCTCGTTTTTTACCTCGCGGCCGTGGATGACGTCATACAGCATTTCGCCGAGCCAGCCCTCGCCGCCGTATTTGCCGCCGCTAATTTTTTCAGACGCCTTGCCAAGCAAAGGATTGAAAATATATTTACCAGCTAAAAACCCGCCAGCCCCATATGCGCCAAATTTGCCGGCCAGGCCCAGCGCCGGCAGCAGTTTTTTAAAAAGATTTCCACCGGCTGCGCCGGCCGCTATATCGGCGGCACTTCCACCCAGGCCTCCCGCCGGCCAGTTGGTGACAAATACCGGCTGCACGCCGGTTGCCGCCTCAACGGCCTTGCCGGTGGCGATACCGGCAGCAGCGCTGGCCGCGCCGCCGAACATCTTGCCGAACCCTCCCAGGCCCTTGACCGTCTTGCGGCCGTAATACAGGGCCGCTGCCCCCGCGCCGGCCGCGGCCAATGTTCCGGCGCCGACAGCGCCGAGCGACCCCCAGGACGCGGCCTTGCTTATGCCCTCATGCTCTTGCGCCATGCCGCCGAGCGCGGCGGAAAGCTCGTTTACCTTGTCGGTAATGGCCGTAAGCGGCGCCAGGGCCGGCTGAAATAATTCAGCCATGGCGGACTTCGCCGTCCCGGCCAGCTTTTTCAATGAGGCGTTAAATCCTTCCGCCCAGATAGCCATTTTCTGGGCCGCCGACAAGGAGGACTCGGCGTCCTTTCTGATTTCCTTGAACCCCTTGGACGCTCCGATGAATTCATTGGCGGCCCGGCCGCCTTCCTCGCCGAATATCTTCATCAGCGCCAGCAGTCTTTTCTGGTCATCCTTGATGTTGCCGAACCGCTCCCGCAACTGGTCCGTGGCCTGGTCCATGCCGATGAACCTGCCGTTTTCAAACAGGTCTATCTTGTAGTGCTTCATGTACTTGCGCTGCTCGCTGCTCATGCCGAGCACGCCTATCAAGAAATTATTGAAGCTGCTGCCCGCCCGCTCCCCCAGGGCAGACAGCGCGCCCAGGGAAGTGACGCTGTCCTGCACGGAGATTTTCAGCGCGGCGGCGTTGGAACCTGACATTTTAAGGCCTTCCACCAGCATCGGCACGCTGGTTGCCGCGGCATCGTCAACCCGCACTAGCCAGTCAGCCAGCTTGCCGTAATCACCGCCGCTCAGCTTGAACTGGGTGCCGAGATTGGCCAGGGCATTGCCAACCTCTTCCGGCGCCATGCCGGACAGGCTGGCCAGGATGGTGGCGGCAAACGCCGCCCCGCTTTTGCCAGCTACATCCTGCAGCTTGAGTCCGGCCTTGAGCAGGGAATTCTGGATGCCGACCACGTCCTCGGCGGAAAACGGCGCATTGGCCGACACCTCAATGGCCGTGCTTTTCACCGTGGCCAGCTGCTTGTTCAGATCCTTGGCGTCACTGGCCGATCCGGCCAGCTGCGCCTTGACCTTCAGCATGGCCTCCTGCAATGACGCGGCAGACATCACCGCGGGCTGCAGGGCAGATGCCATAGCTGACGTGGCCACTAATGACCCGGCCGCTATTTTGCCGGCCTGGGCCATCCGGTCAAAACTCTGCTGCACATCCTTGTTTGCCGTGGCCAGGGACTTCATGCGGCCCTTGATCGCATCAACCCCTCGACTCAGCAGGTCGATTATGGTAAACTGTATGGCAACCGAGGTTATCGTCATGGAAATTATCTACCTTCTCGCCGGAGCAGCCTTTTTTCTGGTCTTTCTTTTTGCCGGCCTGCGGTTTGGCAGCTTCGCCGGGCGGATCATCATCTGTCTTTTTTCCGCCTTACCAGATACTTCTTCCCGCCGCGGTTTGGCGTGCGCAAATCAGCATAAGCCGTAAGCCAGGACAGCGCCGCATCCTCATCCATGGCCATGGCCTCATCCGCGGAAAAGCCCATCATCATCAGCGCCAGCACCAGCTTGCGCTGCAATTCCATTCTGCTGGCCGCGAAAGGAGCTGACGGCATTCGCCAGCCTCCCGTCAGCCGCCATGATTTCCGCCAGATCGCCGTCATACAGATCGAGCATGAAATCCAGGCATATCAGCTCGGGCGGCAAACCATCAATGGTCAGGCGCCTGCCAAGCAGATACAGGCCCAGCATGTTCTCATCGCCGAGCCTGTCCGCATCGGGAGACGCCTGAGCGGAAAACGTGTCCTTGACCTTAAGCGGCCGCAGCGTAAAAAGCCGGAGCCGCTCTTCGTTAAACATGACCCCTATCGGCAGCATCCCCTTTTCGAGCATCAGTTCCTCCCCGTGGCGCCAAAGGTGATGGTCCGGACAGCCTCATTTTCCCCGTCGTACTTGACGCTGCCAACCTTCAGGCAATACACGCCGGTATAGGCCACCCGCACCCCGTTCTGCTTGTCGATGGTCAGCGTGCCGTTTTTCACCTCTTCAAAATTGAACTCCGAGGCGTCGGAAGGGATTACATAGTCAACCTCAACCCCGTACCTGGGCAGGGAAGCGGCAAACCCGGTCTTGTTCATCAGCCGGATCTCCCGGAACACCTCAACCTCGTTTTCCGTGACGGTCTTGAAATCGGTTATCTCCTGGCCGTTCACCTCCAGGCTTACCCTGGTAACATATTCGGACATTGGTCACTCCTTCTCGTTGAAACTTTGGATCCGCTTTTTTACAGCAGCAGATCGATGCGGCCGGCAAACACATGCAGGCCATTGACCACGTCAGCCGGGATCTTGGCATCGAGCCTGTTTGCGTCCTGCAGATCACGCTCAACCAGCAGCCCGTCAAGGTTTGCCGCCACTTCCTCGACAATCTCCAGCTCTTCCAGCTTCAGCAGCACGTCAATCAGCTCGTTGCGCACCCGGTCAGGCGTCTTGCTGGAAAGCTTCGCCCTGGGGAATCTGAGCGCAACCCGCTCGCGGCATGCCTTGCGCACATAATCCAAGGTAGCGATGGTGGTGGTGTCCAGCAGGCTGACATCCTCAATGCCCTGGGCGTCCAGGGTATAGGTGGTGATGGCCCTGACGATCTGCACGGTCTCCCCCGGGCCCACCTCCAGGGGAGAAACACCGTTATGCAGACAGCTTTCCTGTTCGGTGCGCGACAGCCGCTGATCAATTGCCGGGGCATGAATACCGTCAAGCTCCAGGGTATTGAGCGGCATGGCCGGATCTTCCTCAAAGGCCATGACCGCTCCATAGGAGGCAGCCACCTCGTAGGAGATACTCCTGGTCGCCCGGAGAAAAACATGATTCATGCGGCCGGAATTGATCTGGCCGGCCAGGGTGGTGGCGGCGGCCAGCGTGCCGGTGGTGGCGTACACCCCGCGGCCTGGCCGTTGCTCGAGCGGCCCTGAAACGGAATCCAGATGGTCGGATACCGCCTCGAGGCTGGTCTGGTCATTGAGCGCCGTGGCAATAATGTGATACTGCTCGGCAAACACCGGAGCCAGGGCGTCATCAATGTCCGGATCAACCGCGCCGCTTGCCATGGCAACGATTACGGCAGTAATTCCAGCGGCGCTGATCTCCGTGGCAAGCCCGATCTGGTTGCCAAGCGTTCCGCCATTTTTGGCGGTAAAGGTCAGCACCGCGAGGGCGGCGGCAGCGGTTACCGGCAGTTCCGGATATTTATCCATTTCGGCATCAAGGGCGGCCGCGACAACCGCCGCCGTGTCGCCGCTGGTGATGCCGACCTCCACCATCTTATTGCCGACATACAGCTTGATCGAACCCGAGGCTGTTGCCGTGCCGGCCAGGGTGACAGTCCCGGTCGCGTCAACGGCGGTCGCGGCGTCATCAAGGGCCACCACGGTCAGATCGAGATACGGATTGGCGGTGATCGCCGCCCTGGTCATCAGATGGGCAATGGAGCCCCAGCCGAAATACGCGGCCGCCTCGGCGTCGGAAAACACCCTGGTCGGCACCAGCTCGGCAACCGAGCCGGTGCTCAGTCGCTGGCCGATAATCAGCATCTTCTGCAGATTATTCGGCAGGGTACGGACCGCGAGCCTGGTGTTGAACTCGAAATACTTGCCCGGCTTGCGGATCGACGCCGGGATACTGTCAAAACTGATATTGGTTGAGCCCATTATTCTTTCCCTCCCTTAGCCTTGCCGGACTGCTTCTGCTCGGAAACTTTCAGCAGGCTTCCCTCGCGCGCAAGCCGCCGGTAATAAGTGCTGTCCGGCACGTCGACCGCCGTCGCGTCCGTGATATACTGCCGCGGCTTGTTTTCCATCGGGCACCGCTCGCCCGGTTTCGCGATCACGCGCATGCAAACCTCCTTGCCCCAAAGGGACTATAAGCCCAGCTCGACCAGATCGGCGGCATCAACCACACCGTCGTCAGCCGGATCCTGCAGATAGTAATTCAGGCCAACCCTCAGCAGATCAACCTCCTCCTCCGGCAGCGGAGCAACAATCTCCGCCACCTGCGGCAGCCGCACCTCCACCACATGGCAGAGCACGCCGCCAAACATCCTGGTCTCGATCTCCGCCTCCGGCAGGGTATCACCAATGGTGCCCGCCAGCGGCGTGCGGGTGAAATCAAGCGCAATCAGATCAGCCAGGCCGTTCACCGTCTTTTCGGTTCCCGCCGCGTCCTGCAGCCCGTAATAACCGCGCACCGTATACTGGTGCACCATTTTCCATTTGGACATGGCAACCCGGCGCACGGAAAAACCGGTGCGGATAATCTCCCAGCCGAAAACCTTTTTTGTCTCCTCATCCTGGAACAAGGCCAGGAATTTTGCCGGATCAACGGAAAACCGTTCATAATCATGCACCCGGCCGATGCCGGCGCCCAGGGCGTCCAGTCTGGTTTTGATCGCGGCCCGCAGCGTGGCGTCGCTCATTTCCGCAGCTCCTCGGCAAGCCTTACCCCGTGCCGTTCAAAAATTTCTTGAAATTGCCGCCAGTCTTCCTTGATGGTCTGCTCGAACATGAACACCCCTTTTGTGCCTTTTCTGGCGATTTTGCGGCGCACCAGGAATTCGACGCTTTTCGCCTTTTCCGCCGGCACTCCCATCTGCACCCGTACCCAGCGCAGCATGCTGCCCTTGGGCGGCATGGGCCTGCCCGGCCTCCGGCCCTTTTCCACCACCAGCCCGTACTTGTAGGCGGTGCCGATCATGCCGGTCACCCCGGCAGCCATCGGCCGCACCTCGGGCTCAATGCTCGACCACAGCCCACCCTGGGTGCCCATTACGCCCTGGGGCGTTCTTTCCTTTACCCGGCGCACCCCGAACTGGGTCGCCTCATGCATGGCCGCCAGCATTTCTCCGCGCACCACCTCTGCCGGCCTGCCGGTCAGCAGAGTGCCTTTTTCGACTATCCTGGAGACAATATCAAACATCGTCAACCCCTTAATGCGTCAGCCGGGCCCGCGTTGGATCAGGAGGGCAGGCCACCACGGCCGCGGCCGGCGCCGGCCCCTCCGGATCTATGCCGAGGTGCTGGTGATACAGCTCCGACAACCGCTTGGCGCGGCGGGAAAATTCGCCGGACTTTGACCGGTAGTTGACCGCGTCGGCGGCAATGGTCGGATCGGCGGTCTGGGCAAACAGGTTGGCCAGGGTCTCGCAGCAGTAAGAGGCGGCGAGCGACGCCACCGCGTCCAGGTCGCCCTGGGCGACAGTGGCCTCGGTGCGCGGCACGGTAATCGTTACCCGCACCATCTCGTCGGCCTCGGGAGTCTCGTCAAGCAGCCGCAGCACCGGGCCGGCCGGCGCCTGGTAAATCTGCCACCGGCCCGCCTCGATCAATATTGCCGGCACCTCATCCACCGGATACTCCACCTGCAGCACCCGGGAGAACTCCTCGATCCACTCGGCCGGCAGGGCAACATCATGGGTGCCGGCGCCGGCAACATCCTTCACCAGCGGCCGGGTGAGGTGCTTGCCGTAGCGCTCCAGGGCGGCGTCGATGGCCGGCAGATAATCGTCGGCATCGGTCAGCCGCCCGGAGTCGTCCTTTACCTTGCTTTTTACCTGGTCAAGCAGGGCCATGATATCCGCCTACCGCCTCTTCAAAACCAGCAGCACGGTGACATCGGTAATGCTCGGCGTGGTCCCTGCCGCATCGAGCGTCACCGTTACCACCGCCTCATCGGCCAGGGCCGCGTCGCTCACCGTGCCGTCATATACCGTGTCGGCCGCCGCCAGGTCGATGGCAGAGGAAAGAATGGTGGTGCCAGCCTCCAGCACGTCAATCTCATACACCTCATCCGTCGAGGTGTAATCGGCCGTTTCGCAACTGGCGGAAACCGAAACAACCGTGGCGGGAAACGGCAGCTTGATCCTGGCAATCACCGGGGTGGAGACCGCGGCCACCGTGCGGTCGAACACCAGGGGCATGACCATGTAGCCGGCGCTCCCCGGGCTCGGGTTAGTGGTGGCGGCAAAGCCTGGCACGGCCAGGCAGAGCAGCATGGCCAGCAGCACAAATAAAGAGGAAAATCTCTGTTTCATTGCTTCTTTCTCCTTTTTTTTAAACAGCGGCCGGTCTCCCTCCGGCCGCCGCGACTTAACAGCTCAACAACTCAACAACTTCTTCCTACGCCACCACCGCCTTGTAGGCGTTGCGGTAATCGGCGATCTCAGCCTCGTATTCATGCCTGATCTTGTACTGGATCTTGTCGGCCACGAACATCTGCCCGTTGGCCGGCTGGTCGGCCACGAACATCTCCGGCTCGGACTGGCCGTTGAGATAGGCCAGCTCCAGAATCTCGCAGTCGTTGGGGTCGCCGAACATCATCCAGTCGTTGGCGTCGGTCATGAACGGGCACTCGATCAGCCCATCAGGCTGGAAGAAGCCGTACATGGAGTTGCCGTCGGCAATGGCCACCGCCTGCGGATTATAGGTGTTGACGTTTTTAACGATGCCGTACAGCTCGCTGGGGAAGGCCACGGTCACCGGCCGCAGCATCAGCCGTTCGCCGCTGTCCGGCTCGGTCTGCTGGGCAAAGGCCGTCTTGGCCGCCAGGGCGCTGGTGATGCCGTAGGCGGTGGAGCCGAGATTGCCGTGGTCGGCATGGAAAACAGCCTTGCTGTCACCCTTGTAGGTGGCGTTGCCGACAAACTTGTTCCAGCAGCGCTTGGCCAGGGTCCGGCGGGCCGCCCTGGGCAGCCGGCCGACGATCTTCTGCACGGCCCGCATGTCGTCATTGATGATCATCACCCTGGTGATGGTGATGATGCCGCCCTTCTGGTTCAGGGCATAGCTGATCTCCTCATCGCTGACCTCGCCGAGATCCGGGTAATCCACCGTCTCCGGGGTGATATCCGGCAGATCTCCGTAATAGCCGATGCGGACCGATTCCATGGTCCGGAAATCGCGGGCGTTGCGGATATTGTTGCCGACCAGGCGGCCCACCCCGTAATCCGACGTTTCCCGGTAATCCTGCACCATCCGGCGGTACAAGGTATTGCCGATCACATAGGCGAAGGTGGCCGTGCCATAGGCCGCCTGCAGCTTCATGGTCTGGCCCGGGTCGAGATAGCCGCGCACGTCGGTGTCGCCGGTAATCTCCACATAGGCGGCCCGCAACGATTTCAGGGCGGCGATGTCCTTGAATTTATCATCCACCGTGACCCCGAACATCTTGTCGCAGGCTGCCTGCAGTTTTTCCGTCTGCTCCACCTCCACCCTGACGGCGCCGGAGCCGAGCACCTGGCCGGATCCGGTCAGCTGGTCGACCGTTTCCTTCTCTTCCTTGATGGCCGCCTGCAGCTCAATTAACTCAAACACCTTTTGATCAAACCTTTTGCGCAGCTTGTCCGCGCAGGCTGCTGGCAGCTTGCTCATAGCCAGTTCATGATCAAGCTGCAGCCCGCAGCTGACCAGCTGCATTTTTTTCAGCTCGGCGGCAACCTCTGGATTATTCTGGGAGCCGGCGGCGGCCATGGCCGCGGCAACCGCTGCCCTAATTTTTTCGTCCACTTCTCCGCCTTGCTCCGGAGCGGCAGCCAGCATGGCCAGCAACTCATCTTCGGTTACCGTTTCCTGATTGATCTGCGCAAACTGCCCGGGCCGGGCCTTCTTCAGCGCGGCCAAAAGTTTTCCCTTCAACATGTCTTCTTCCTCCTGGCCGACTGCCGCGGCCATCTGAATAAATTTGCCGTTGTTGGTCGGGTCATAGACCACGTCAATCTCAACGGCGGTTATCTGTACCGGCTCCTTGACCTTTTTCCCGGCCACCATGACCGTCCTGGCCCTGGCAGACACATCATGAGACAAGCCAAAAAGGGTAGGATTGCCCCTCTCATGGCTGTCCACCAGATTGTCACGCAACCACTTAGCGCTTTTGAGGATATACAGGTCAGCCTCGATGCCTACCCCGGTGTCCACCGGTGCCTTCAGCCAGCCGACAATCTCCCGCACGCTCTTGCCGAAAGGCTTTGCCGCCTGGTGCTGGCTGTCGTTTAAGGCAAACACCTTGGCGCCGTCATACAGCGGCAGGGCGGCAACCAGCGGTTCCTTGGGCCAGTTGATGCGGCCGTCCTTGCCCAGGCCGTATTCCACTACCTGCACCCGCCACTTGTAGCCGTAATCGGCGTCGGCCGGATCGCCAGCCGCGGCCAGCAGTTTCGAGGCAGCCTGCAGCGGGATGTATTCGATCTTCTTCTGCACGGCAACCGGCTCGCCGAGCTGCACCTGGTTATCTACCAGGGCGTAGGAGCACCGGAAATACTGCTCCTTGCCCTTTGCCATCTCAACCTCGTAGACCACGCTGTCCTGGTAGAGGTCAACCACGTAGCAATAGGCGTCCGTAGCCATGGTCGCCTTCAGCGCCAGCCGCACCATCTCCCTGATCTGCTCGAAACTGTATTCCATCTCCTCCGTCCTCCCTGGCTGATACGTTGCTACGCCTGCTTTTCCTTCTGTTTATCCTTCGGCACCGCATACTTGCTGCCGTCCATGGTGGCGATAATCACCACGTCGCCGGCATCCCGCCAGTTCAAGACATCTCCAGGCTCGAGCGGACGTTCAAACCGCTGGTGCTTGATCACCCCGTCCACCTTTTCCGGTTTGGATGAGCGGAACTTCAGCCCAGCCAGATATTTTTTGTCGATTTCCTTGCCCATGTTTATCTCCTTGCTGTTGGTTATCCGGCCAGCGCCAGAATGCTGCCGGGAATGGTGTTACAAATGTTTATAAATCATGTGTCAAGACTTTCCCGCCCCACACGTCACCCTGGGCCATTTTGCGCGCACAGGTCATTTAAACGCTTTCTGGCTGTTTGCCTTTCTGCCCCTTGATAAATTTGCCGGTCAGATCCTCGTCGCTGCCGCTCCGTTCTCCCCGCCTGGCGATCTCCAGGCCCTGCTCGTCATAGATGGGCAATGCGTAAAATTCCTGGCCCCACTGTTCATGCCACGGCACATGGTCGCATCCGCAGCGGATCACCTCCGAGGCCGGCGCCGTCCAGGCCCGCGGATAATCAATGGACAGCGAGCCGATGACAAAAGGCTCATCCACCGGCCGCACCTGGCCGTGCAGCGCCAGGTGATTCCGGCGCGGCCTGGCCGGATGTCCGGCATGCCACCACTGCTTTTTCAGCTCCGGCACATAACGAGCCGCCTGCTTCATGCCTTCCTGGGTGGCGGTGGAATAGGCCCGGCCCATCTCGGTCCTGGCGATCACCATGGCCCGCTCCTCGATGGAATCAAACACCCCTGGGCTGCCCACGCTGCCGGCAATGGCCGTGATCACCTGGTCCGGCGTCTTCTGTCCGAGAATGCCCAAGGTCAGCTCGCCGCGGATCTTGTCAAAGGCGGCGCCGCTCACCCCGCTGATCTTGTGGAAGGCGTATTCCTTCATGGTGGACAGCACCGGACCCGGGATATGGCCGAAGGCCAGGGTGAAACCACCGGCCCGCAGTGCCTCCGGCACCAGATCGCCGCCTGACTCCCAGGCCGCGTCCAGCAGCCGGTTCATCTCCGCGGCCCCGGCGCTGGCAAATCCAGCCAGATAGCGCTCGATGCTGGCCAGATTGCTCTTCAGGTGCAGAGCCGTGTAGCTGTCGCCGCTTACCTGTCGCAGCTCATCGACAATCTGCCGCCTGATTTCCGCCAGCAGGCCGCGCAGCGTCTCCGCCCCGGCGTCAAGCTGCGCATCCTTGGCGGCCAGCAGCCGCTTGATCTCCCCGGTCACCTTGGCCATCAGTCCTTGCCGCCTTTCCCGGCCGGCTTGCCGGCTTCCTTCTTGTAATCCGCATACTCCGGCGCCGCCTCGTTCTCTTCAGGGTCGTACTCGTAGCCCACGAAGGCGAGGAAATAGGCAAAGGCCTTGGCCGCCTCGGCCTCGTCAATCCACCCCTGGGTCTGGGCCGCCACCAGGGCGCCGGCCACCTCCCGCAGCATGGTCCCCAGCTTGGTCACATCCTTGTCGGAGATCTCCGGGGTCTGAACCTCATAGGCATACAGTTCATCCTCTGGTATGCCGGTCAGATACCTCGCCGCCGCGGCCCGGGAGATGACGACATCGCAGATCACCTCCAGCATGTTCTTGATCTTTACCTGGCGGGAGGCGATAATCTTCCTGGCCGGCGCGTCCATCTCCGCCGCCGTGGCCCGGTTCACATCGCCGCCGCCGCCGAACCAGTGCTCCGGCAGCCCCAGGCTGCCCAGGATATGGTTGCGGTGCAGCCTGGCTGCCGTGGCGCTGTCATTGGCCTTCATCTCCGGCGAAATCGCCTCGCTCTTCACGTTCTCGTTATGGATAAAGGCGCCGCCCGTTTTTGGCGGCTGGTACTTATCGCGCTCCTGCTGCAACTTTTTTTCATCCGCCCCGGTGACCGTGATGTCGTAGTAAAAGGCGTTAAAACGGGCGTATTTCTCCGAGCTGTCAAAGAGAAACTGCTCGTAGCCGTCCAGATGGTCGGCCACGGTAAACAGATCCGAGGTGCCGCGCATCTCGTTGGTCAGCGCATTAATGGTGAAGAAGAAGCACTCCCCGTCAGTGAAGGTATCACGCAGCGCCCGTCCGGCCGGAGAAAGGAACGACTCCTCCTCGTCGCCCAGCACGATCTTCAGCCGGCGCGGCGCACCGGCGCTATCAGGCGAGCCGATTGTCAAACCGATCTTGATCTTGACATTGTCTGGATCCGGATAGACCGTGTCGATATAAGCCGGATCGACATAGCCGAGCCGCACACGGCCGGTCTGCTCCGCCGTAAACAGCGGCCAGCACTGTTCTCCGTACACGCCAAGCTCCCGCACGAAGTTTTCCCAGTGGATGTCCATGCGGTTTACCGGATCGTCCCAGAAGTCCTGCAGCACCTGCCTGACCTCCTCGTTTTTGCAGGAGATCGGCATTCCCTTGGCCGCCACGAAGGCGGTCACCACCTCGATGATCCACTTGGCCAGCGGGTTGGTCTTCCACAGCCAGTACGCCACTTCGATGGCCCGGCCCTGGTCCATCATGGGCAGTTCGCGGGTCGGCGCCCCGGTCAGCTTGCGCCAGCCGAGCATGGACAGATCCTGGGCCACCGCGGCCGGCAACCGCTCCTTCACCTGGCGCTCGATCTCGCCGCCGAACAGCTTTTCCACAATAATCCTGCCGATGCCCATCAGCGCCGTCTCCCCCCGAAAAACCTGGCCAGCAATCCCTGCGGACGCTCGGCGTGATAATCATCGGCCGCTGGATCGCTGGCCGCGCAGGCCGGCTTGAATGAGCCGCTCTGCAGCTTGCTGATCGCCATCTCCGAGGCGTCCGGCCCGTCATCATGCACCGATGGCGTCAGCAGGTAAATGAATTGCTCAACCAGCATATTCTGGTCACTGTGGCCCTTGATAAACCGCATTTTGCCATATTCCCACAGGTAAGCGCAGGTGCCGACGATGCGCGCCTCCTTGTTGGTCGAATGGTTCACCGGCGCCCAGGGCAGATAACGCTCCTCCTGCCTGGCGTAATTGGCGATGGCCTCATGCAGGAAGTCCTTGAGCATATTCTCCTCAACCTCGACGCTTTCCGGCTTGTAGGCCTCTTCCTGCGCATAGGCCGCGGCAAACATCTCGCCGATGGATTTTTTCTTAAGCCAGGCGTGGCGGCAGTAGAAAATCATCTGCTCGGGATCCAGGCTCCAGGTCACCACGGCCCGGTAATCATTGTTTTCACCGGCTTTGGCGCTGGGGTCCAGGGCCGACACCGTAACCAACTGCTTGCCGGCAATCTCCTCAAGCTGATAATAGGTGACCTGCTCATCCGGAAACGGAGAGCCGTCCACCGCCACCTTGTTGCGCATCTCCCGGTTGAAATCAAAGCTGCCCATGTCGATCCGTTTCTTGCGCAGCCGTTCCATCGGCCAGTTGGCCGGCCACAACGGCCGCTCCTCCGGCGTCCCCTCATCGAGAATGGCGTCATACACCTTGGAAAAATACAGCGGCAGGCCCGTCTCATCATCAAGCATGGCGATCAACTGCGAAATGGCGGAACGGGGATGGAAGAGGTTGCCCACCATCAGCGCCCTATAGCCCTTGCCCATGGAGCCGAGCACCGTGCCGCGGATCCAGCTGATCAGCCTCTTCACCAGCCTGGGATTCTCGACATTGTCATCGTTTTCCATGTCGTCGAAGCGGGCGTAATCAGGCCGGTACGGCCCGCGCCTGATGCCGCGCACCTTGTCTTTTCTGCCCCTGGCCAGCAGCGCCACCCCGTTTTTGGTGCGGAAATCGTCATCGCTCCAGCTTCTGGTCTTCAGGTCGCCGAAGTCGTGGCGGATGCGGACATTGTCTTCCAGCTCCACCTTGATGGCCACCGTGAAGTTCTGAGCCTGCTCATGGGTATCGGAGATCAGCAGCCCGAATCTGATCAGGCCATGGCAGATAACGTGCAGCGGATCGCCGAAGGTAAAGAAAGTTGATTTCGCATGCTCCCTCGGGGCCCCGATCAGGGCGAACTGGTCCTGCAGATCAGCCACCTCCGACCATTCCCCGTGGAATTCGCCGAAATCGCAGGTGAAATAATGGGGCAGATAGGTCTGCATGAAAAACAGCTTGTCTCCCAGCGACCTGGCTATCCGCTCTTTTTTCTTCTGCGGCGTGTCGTTTTCAAACGGGCTGACGCTCTCCTTGACAAAGGCGCGCAGTTCCGCAACCTGCTTGTCATACTGTCCCTCGCTGAGCAGCGGCCGCTTACGCATTATTGCCATCCTTGAACGCCATGGTCAGATCATCAATGCTGTCCGCCAGAATCTGCAGCCCGGCAGGCTGATTGTCCCGCAGCCAGCCAACGATAAACCGCAGGTTTTCCAGGAACACTTTAGGCTTATCGTATGACGGCGCCGCTTCCGCCGCCTCCCAGCGCTGCACCAGCCCTCCAAGCTTGGTGATGCCGTCCAGGCTGGCCGGAGGCAGCCCCCCGGGGGGAGCATCCTCCAGGAACTGCAGCTCCCGGTCAAACAGCGCCCGCAGCCGCTGCACGTTGCTGCGTTTCTGCTGCCTGGCCCGGTCCCATTCGTCCATATCCTGGCCTGGCGTCAGCGTGTCGGCCTTCCAGGCGGACAGCGTCTGCCGGGAAACCCCCAGGGCCTCGGCAATATCGGTCAGCGTCTTGCCGTCCGCGCTGTACATGCGGAAGGCGACATCATAGAGCCGCGCCTTGTCACCCTGGACCGCCATCAGGCCAGCTCCCGATCCAGCCTGGCGATCTCTGACAGCGTCGCCTGCAGCTCGCCCCAGGCCGTTACCAGCTCATCCATCTGGGCCGCGATCTGCGGCACCTCCAGATCACGGACCGGCGTCAGAGCCGTATTCAGCCCGGCCCTGATGGCCTGGCAATTGCCGTTGATGCGCAGCAGCAAATGCCGCTCCCGGTCCCTGGCCTCGGCCAGCTTGCCGCGCATGGCGGCCCTTTCCAGATTGATCATTGTTTCACCACCTGTTCTATCTTCTTTTCCTTGCGCATCAACGGACAAAAGAGGTTTGATTCCACCGAACTCTGCACGCGGGTCATGGTCTGAGTGGCCAGTACCACGATATCCTGCAGCGCCGCGCCCTGCTGCTGGGTAGTCTCCAGTAGCACCACGTTGTTTTTGTACATCTGCACCACCGCCGCATGCCGGCGCTCACTGATCCACGACAGCACCACCATGGAGATCCACGGGCCGATCACCAGGAAGATGACGATGGATAATACTGGCCAGGTGCCCATTTCCTTAACGATCGCGGCCAGGGCCGTCAGTGCTGCTACATCAGATGGTGTCATTTTTCACCGTTGTTTTTTTGTTGTTGCCGTAGGGTGAGGGTCCACGCCTCCCCTGAAACCTGCCCTGAAATCATCATGCCCGCCCGGGCAACCGCTCCTTGATGGCCTGGCACTGCACGCACAGATTGCATCCTGGACACGCGGCCCGCCGCTGCTCATGAATCTCCGCCCCGCACCACTCGCAGCAACGATGCTCGCTGACCGTCCCCGCATGTGCCCCGGCCAGCACCCTGGCGATGGAATCCATGTTCAAGCGGTCGGCATAATCCTTTGCAATATCGCCTTCGTCAGCCATGCCCGTTTTCTTTCACAGGCTAAGCGCCAGCGCAAACACCGCGTCAATTTCCGCCTCAGTTTTTCCCAACAAAACAGCCGCAGCCGTCAAAATCGGATGGTCTCTGCGGAATGTCGGCGCTTCAGCCCAGTAGAGACGCAGGGTATCATCACCGGAGCCTGCTATATATGTTTCAACGTCTGTCAGCAGCCCAGCCTGCGCCAAAGCAAGCTTGAATTGAAATCGTGAAACCTCGGGTGTGACCACCGGCACAGGCAATTCCGGCAGAGTATCGCCCACTTCATATACCGTCCACAAGCCATCACCTTGAGCAACACACAAGGCTTTATTCGGGAGTGCTTCCCGTTGTTCCATTGTCAGATTCTTTTTCATATTTCTCCTTATCCAATTAACTCAAGAGTGAAGGCATGCAGTACGCCATATTCTCCAAGACCGCCAGTAATAAGGTCTTGCCACACATTGTAGTAATTAGTTTCTAAATCCAGATTTGCGACATCAATAGGTGCGAGCCTTGCAATTATGCTAGTGCCAGATAACGCTGCAACAAGTGCGGTGCCTCCAGCTCCCTGCTTCCGCAGTTGTGTATCTGACACCCTGTAAGCTTGATATGTACCGCCTACCGACAAGTTTGTTAATGCGCATCCTGTTTGGTATATTGTCGGATCGGCAAGCGAAGACAGCGGTCCTATTTTGGTGTAGTAGTTCAGAGAGTCACTTGTTCCACCTTCGTGACTGCCGCCCATTACTGTCCGCAGTCTCGCACGACCGTCAGGTAAAAGCTTTGGCGGTATAGGAACAGATATTCCCAGTTGGTAGGCATAATCATCAGTAAATACGACAGGAGCAGCTAAAGAGTATATTACTTGTGCGCCGCACCAGGGCCGCCAATGCGATCCATCTGATTCCATCCAGAAATAAGGCTGGCCGGCAACCAAAGGGTTGCAGCGCATCCTTACACCAGAGTTAAGAGCAGCAGGGGGAAGGTCTGTAAAATTAACTGTTCTCATCCAACAATCTCCATGTTGAACTCATGGAGAATTCCGTAATCTCCTAAGCCACCTGTGGTTAGTCGCCCCCACACTGTAAAGTAGTTAGTTTGGGTGTCAAGATCATTGACGTCGATTGCAGCAATACGAGCTGTAGAGGATACTGAGGACAATGCTGCATTTGTCGCTGTTCCTGCTGCCCCATGTTTACGAAAGGTTGTCGCTGTTACTCTCGCTGCTTGGTTTGTCATTCCAGCTGATACGGTCGTTAAGTTTGCCGTAGACTGGAACAAATCCATCGCAGTTTCAACATCATTGCCAAACTTCTGATACGTATTGAGAACGTCAGCAGTGCCTACCTTATCGACACCGATCACAGTGCGTAAGGCAAGTCGATTGTCCGGAAACATCATAGGCGGTATCGGTATTGACAGACATTTAACCCAATCAGGCGTAGGTGACGCAGGCATCTGGATATCAGCCGTTAGCGAATACAGAACCTGCGCACCGCCAAGCGGACGCCAAAATTCCCCGTCTGATTCCATCCAAAAGTAGGGCTGTCCGGTAACTAAAGGATTACAGCGCATTGCTCGGCCAGGGTTCAAGGCAGCGGGCGGGAGATCGGTGAAATCAATTGTTTTCTGCCGTCTCCGATAGTTGCGGAATATCATAAATATCAGTCCCCCACTTGTACATTGCTGTACAGCGATCCGGAGACGTAATCCCCTGCCACAAATCCAAATCGCATATAGCAGGCCACCGGCAGATCAAACACCTGCACCTGGGCGTCAATGCCGTTGACAAACTCCCCGGCCATAGTGGCGTCGCTGCCGGCCGCCTGGGTGGCCATCTGCACGGTGCACTGTCCAACCCAGTCGCCGCGCAGGTACAGGGCATGGGTGCCTGCCGGCGTCCACACCCAGGGAGTCATGGTGTCATCCGCCGCGATGGTGAGCGGCTCGTGGGCATAGGGGGTGTCGGCGGTACGTGTTACCCCATCCAGGCCGTCGAACAGCTCCTGGGTGACAAAGCCGACCGCTCCGCCAGGCAGCACGGTATTGTTTTTCGGATAGGAATTCCGGCTGGTGTTGTCATAGGTTGGCATAGGTTTCTCCTGCGTCACGCTGTGTTTATTATCAACTAAGGCTGATAAGAGTTGTGCCTGTCATGGCACAGACAATCAACACATCAGCCACAATGCTCAACGCGAGCCATGGCGCCGCACTGATACTTCCTTTCAAAAGGAGGATAGAAACCAATGTTGTAATCATGCCTCATGCCTGCGTTGTTTTTTTTGACCAGTCAGACCAGCTTTTTTTACGGCAGCGTCACGCCCGCCGCGATCACCGTCCCGTCCGCGCCAAGCAGGTCCACGGTTCCGTCCGGATGGCGGCGCAGGATCACCACCCGCACCTCGGCCGGAGTTGCCGGATAGACCCGGTCGCCGGCGACAAAGGAAACCTCGTTGGAGAAATCGCTTTCAAAGCCGTCCGCGTCATAGGCGGTGGCCGCGCAGAAATAGGTCTTCCCCGCCTCAAGTCCGGACACGCGGCCCAGCACCGTGCCGGCCACCAGCGTGCCCATCTGCTGGTCCACCGGGGCCGCATACTCCCTGGAGGCTGCCCCGCAATAAACCTTATACCCGGCAAGATTGGTCTCCGTATTCGGGGCCCAGGCGAAACGCGCCTCGGCGCCCAATGCCTCGCCGGCCAGCGCCAGAACTAACCCCAGTGCGCAGATTGTCTTGCTCATATTTCCCCCTTATGTTTGTCTTTTGACCAGCCGGGCCAGTAAGACCAGCATGGCCAGCCAGACCAGTAAGACCGAATCAATACAGCCACACCGCATTTGCCTTGCCGCGGTCGCAATCAACATGGATAAACGTCCGGCTGATGCCGATGCGCCGGAACCCCGCGGAAATCAACGCAAACAGCACCTTCTCCCGCAGCCTGTCGCCCCGCGCCGCGATATCCGCCGCCATGCCGGCCAGGTGCGCGCTGCCGGCCACCCCGCCGATTATGGCGTTATGGCTGGCGCAGCGGTATCCCGAGGTCACTTCGAACGGCACGCCGGCCATCCCCCTGGCCGCATCGAGCATGCCCAGGAACCGGTCATCCATGGCCACGGCGCCGCAGCACGGGCAAAAAAATTCGGCAAGGGTGAAGTGGTCGAGATTGATCATGCGCATCCTCGCGGAAATGCGCCGGCGGGAGGGTCGCCCCGTCCCGCCGGCGCTTGACGGGAGATGAGTGTCACTTACATGATCACTATAGCCGGATGATATCCGTGGTGTCTTGTAAAGAGGTTTGGAAAAACAAGGAGATGAACGTTCAAGCGTTTAAGTGCTTGAACGTTCATCGAGGTGGGGAAGGGAAAGCGTTTCAGCGTTGGAACATTACTTCACGGCCCGCAGCTCCTGTCGCCGGTTCGCCTGCTTGTTCAGCTCGGCCTGCATGGTCCGCATCCAGGTCAATACCAGGTCGAGCCGTTCCTTGAGATTGACCACGGCACCCATGGCCATGGTGAGCTGATCGTCAATCTTGCGTTGTTGGCTCATGCGTCCACCTCCACCTCGGTTTCCGGTTTGATGGACAGGCCGCGGACCACCGGCGCCGGCCGCCGGCCGTGCGGCAGCCGCATGGTCTCGAAGGAAGTCTTCACCCGGCTCTGCCCTGGGCTTCGTGCCATTGGCCCGCTCGATGGCCTTCTCCAGCAGGCCTGATTCAAGGCGGTAAATGATGGTGGTCAGCTTGTCTACCATATTGAGCAAGTCGGCAACGGGTGCCGGCTTCGGCTGGCTTGGATTGCCGAAAGCGCCGAAAAACTTTTCATAGAGCTCATCACCAATCACATCCCGGAAAGAATTGATTGACGTGGCTGCCTCTTCCAGAGTGGAGAAGGCCCTCATGATCTGCACCGCCCTGGCGGCGGCCACCGGACTCTTAAGCACCGCAGACAGCATATTTGCTCCCATGCGGGTGAAAGCCATCGGGCGATATTGCTCTCCGGCATAAAATTTGGTCACATTTTGTGACCGAATTATTTCTACCTCTTCCGCAGAAAGCCGGAAGCAGAAATCTGGCTTCGGGAATCTTTCCTGGTTTCGCTTAACCGCCTGGTTTACCTGCTTTGCGCTCACCTCGTACACTTCTGCAGCATCCTGGGCCAGCATTACCGGAGGGCGATTCGGCAGGTTGATAATCTTGTTCTGGATGTCTTTAATGGTTAACTCATTCATGTTGCTACCTCCTGGAGAAAAAAGTAATTCACCGCCCACTTGCTACCAACAAAAAAAGGCGGAACCTGGCAGGTTGGTAGACCGGTCTCCAGGAGTCGGCTGCCCTTGCGGGCACCTGCCAGGCCCGCCCTATAAAGTGCTGGCCTGGTTGTGGACACAAAAAAACCGCCGTAATGCTGCTGGCGGTGTGTCCGCCTGAAGATGATCCGGGCTACCAACCCGGCCACGGATTTTGCCGTGGCATGATTATCGTAGCCCGTGGCGTTTTTTTATGCAAGCGAAAAGTTTGTTGTGGTATCGTCTTGATATGAAACCACCACACCTTGGCCACGCCCACCCGGAAAAATACTACCAAAACAGGTGGTGCCAGGAGCACCACGGCCAGGCAGAGGTGGTGCTGCCCGACCAGACCAGGCTGAACAGTACCATCGAACACTTCAAACTGCCGGTTGACACCTGGGAAACAAATTAAAGCTGAGTTTCCCTCCCAAACCCCCACCGCCACGGGGTCGGCAGCCAGTCCACCCCGCCTACCCGCACGCCGTTGAACATGATTTCCGCCATCTTCGGCGCCCCTTTCCTGGCAATGCCCATGGCCAGCTGCAGGTCGGCGATCAGCTTGTCTGCCTCGCTGCCGCCGCACCAGTATTCGATATCATGGAGGAAACAATCTTCGTACATGTCAACCTCCTGCCATTCATCCGGCCAGGATGAGCAGCCGTCGCTCTGAAACGGCTTGTCGGGAGGATCGGCCAGAATACGCTCGGCCAGACTGAAGCGCCCATGTTTTTTACAGATAAACAACACCTCGCCCACACTGAGCAACTGCCCTTTCTTCGGCAGCTCACACTTTTGTTGCGCCATGTTTCACCTCGTTTTTCTTTTTCCTGCCGCGTCCAGGCTGTTCTGGGATTAATGGTCGTCATCAGAACAGCCGCAGCTGTTTTTCCGCTATTTTTTCTGCCCGCACCCGGGCCATGATCCGATAAAACCACTGCTCGGAAATCTGGTATTCCCGGCAGAGTTCCAGCTTGTTCCGGCCATTGTATTTCCGGTAGATCTCCAGATCGCGCAGCCTGGTCTGCCACTCCTGGCCCTTGGGCACATAGATGTTCAGCCCGGCCCACCGCTGTCTGGTCCGTTCCGCCGCCGCCACGGCGATCTCCCTGGCTTTTTCCGGATCGATCTTGTACTCGCCAAGCAGTTCGATCAGTTCATCGCGCAGATCGGCAAGGATCTCCGGATACTTGTCATCCTTTGTTTCCGCCATCTTCACCACCTTTCCCCCGTGCTTTTTCCCTGGCAACCCAGGCCTTGAGTGATTCGATCACCATGCTGTGCTGTTCTGGGGCCAGCCACTGAAGCGCATCGACGCCGGTCAGCCGTTTGACGTACTTCACCAGGGCCTCCTCGGATGGATTGCGCAGGGCCCCGAGATCGCGCAGAGTGAGCCACAGCGCCCTGATCTTGCGGGATCGCGGATCGCGGGCCATGGGCCTGCCGCTTTTCCCCGTTGCCCTGGCCGGCTGCCAGCCCTTTCGTTGCAGGATGTCCAACAGTTCCCCTACCTGGCGGCTGTTCAGCCTCTTTGATGATTCAACCCGGAAATGCTCCCGCAGCAGATCGCGGTACTGCTGATCGGTCAGCCCTACATCCTTGACGGCAATATGGATTTTGGCGTAATCAGCTCTGGTCGGCATGGATTCTCCTCATGACAAATACCGGGTCGAGGCCGGCCTCGGCGAATGCCCGGTTGAGCCTGCTGCGCCAATTTATCTTGGTCAGATGCCAGCCCCGGCAGACCGGGCAGAGGTACGGTTTCAGCTGCAAACCTTTGCGGTACATGAATGTGGCCCGCTGCTGGGCGGCATCCTGCGATCCGTATTTTTTCTTATTGCGGCAGGAACGGCAGACATCCTTTTTCATGGCTGTTTCCTCTCGTGCTGGTGCTTCTCCCTGATTGGCTTGGGCAGCATCAGCCATTCGTTTTCAGGTATGGACGCCCAGTCGGTGGCTGCTTCCGGTTTCCCCGCATCAAATGAGGAGGTGCGGAAACCGCCGTTGCGCTCGCTCTCGACAATCCGCTTCTCCGTGGCCGCGTCCTCGCGCTCGGCGATGGTGTAGGCCACGTCCCGCAGGTAGTTGTGGTTCGGCATTGGCCTGGTCAGCTTATCGCGCCGGCCAAGCATTTCATCCATGGCCTGGGCCCAGACGCTGGCCGGGCAGCGGCGGGCCGGTTTCTTGTCGATCTGGACATGGCCCTTGCCCACGAGCACGGCCAGATCCTGGGCCAGGCGCAGGGCTTTCGCCCAGGAGAGCGCCGACTTTTCCGGCCGAAACAAACTGAGATACGGCAGCACGATCACCGGCAGCGGCGGCTGCAGCTGGCAGATGACGGCGAGTGTTTTGCGGGCAGCTTCGTCATTGGACATGGACTCGGCGGAGTTGGTTGCTCCGCATCCGGGGCAGATCAGTTTCATTAGATCACCTCAACCAACTTGATATCGTTAAAACTCTTCTCGTAGTGCCGGCGGATACTGGCCACTGAATCCCATATGGCCGAATAATAATGCACCTTGGTGTCCGGATCTTTTGCGCAGATCTGCTTTCTCCTCTTGGGAGTCATTTTCCTGAGCAGAATCCTGTCCTTGCTTGAGTAAATGTGCGCGCTCCTTGGACGCAAAAATTTTTGCTCATCAAATTGCATATCAGATCGCAACCAATCTTTATTGAATTCCCCGGCAACGTAGCTGACAATGCCTAACCTGTTTTTCTTTACGACCTGCTTAACCAGATTAATTTCCTGGCCGTCTACCAGCAATGTGGCAAGCCCTTTCACCCCTGACAGCGCGATGATCACCTTTTCCCAATCGTCTTTCTTCATCAAGCAGCCTCATCTGTAGTTTTTTTCTTGACCACCAAGGCCGCCAGCCGGTATTCATAACGTCCCTGGCCGACGCAGCGGGTCTCGATGCGCAGGCCATTATCCCGCAGCTCGGCGATAATGGTGTTGACGGCGCAGACATCGCAGGCGTGAACAATCTCCCTGGTGCCGTGCCACTCCTCGTCCCGCAGCAGGGCATAAACATCGCTCAGCCGGTCGCTGTTGATCAGATTCGCCGCGTGTATCCTGTTTTTCCGTTTTGCCATCGCCATCAACTGTTCCTCCATTTGCATTTCACCGGGCACCACTCGCCACGGGCCGACCGGCACCACGCCATGGTAGGCCCGGCCGGCTGGCCGCTGGTTGGGTAGGCCGGGCAGCCCTTGAGGCGGACTTCCCTGGCTGCCGCCGCCTGCTTTTCGCGTTCCCGCTCCTGTTCAAGCCAGGTTGCCGTGGCGTTTATCATAATTCCCCTTAACCCTGGCCAGCGACTCGCTGCCGTCAAACCGATCGCAGATATTGGCCGGATGCACCCGATAGCGCCGCGAGTTCTCCAGGCCGATAACCAGGCAGCGCGGCTCTGTTTTGCCGAGCGGCAGCCCGTTGCAGCTCTTGGGCTCGAATGCGGCGACATAATGATTGCAGCTGCCACAGCTCGCGTGGGTGTACCCGCGGCGGTAATGCAATTCTTGTTTGATTTTCAGGTTCGGCACTCCCATTTCGTCCTCCTCAATGATGTTTCATAACAGGTGCAGCAGGGCGCGGCGAACTTCCGGCCGTTTGCACGGCTTGCCTTTCCGGTCATATTTGATGTGGAGCAGATGGGCCTGGACGGTTATCGCGGCTGCCGATCTCCCTGTCAGCAACGGCAGGCAGGCGCCTGTGCCGCCGGCAGGATAGTTTTCCCGCAGGATGCGGCATTCCTCCCCTGTCCAGCTTTTCTTGCGATGAACCGACTTTCCGGTTGCTTCTTTCGGTATTTCAGCGGTCATTTCCTTCACCGTTACATTCGCCGGCAGCATCTTCCCGCCGGCCGCTATTTTCTTGCCGATGGCGCAGTCGATGCAGTTCTCGTGGCGCCGTTCTTCATAGAGGTCAACCCTGCCGCGCTGCGCCTTTTTCTGCCTGGCGAGACAAAGCTTGAAAAATGATTCTTTGTTGGAAAGAGCCAGGCCGTTTCCGGCTTCGCGGCAGATGTTCTCGTTTTTCATAAATTCGTCCAGGGCTGCTCGTCAGACCAGGGCCGCCACGCCCTGGTGACCGGATCATATTGCCGGCGCCGGCAATATGATCCGGTTTCGCAATCAATCCACCGGGATGAAATCATTCGGATCGACAATGGTAAACTGATCCACCCCGCAGCTCTGGCAGGTAAAAGCTATCTCCAAACTTCCCTCGTTCGGCTCGACCGTGACGTTTTTGTAATCGTTATCCACATGACATAATGGGTATTCCATAATCATCTCCCTGTGATTTTCCTTAACAGCTTATCAGCTCAACAACTTATCATCTCAAACAGCCGCCATATCCAGGCTGATCTGGTTATATCCTCCGCGCTCATCCCTTTCGTAGAGGCGGATATAGCTCTTACTGCCAGCAACCGCCACGGAATCGGAAATGGCGTCCATGGCCAGCCGCCATTTGTCATCCTTGATGTCCAGCCGTCGCAGGCCGAGCACGCGCCGCGTATTGATCCGCGACTCCTGGTCAGGCTGGAATGCGTCATTGATCAACGTCCTGATCTCCGGCCGCGACTCGGAAGACCAGTCATTGATGCATTCATCGATCAGCGCCTTGGCAGCCTGCAACCCCTCGTCAAACACCAGAGATTCAGCCACGGCGATCTGAATTTTGTACTTCCTGTCATACGTGGTCAAGCTGACATTTCCCTTGCGTCCGCCCATCTCAACCCCGTAACGCTCTGCAGAAAGCTCTACGAACGCCTGAATGTCTCCCATGGTTTGCTTCTTAAAGGTGGCCATCTGTTGCGACAGGATCATGGCCTTGCCGATAATCTCCTTAACCAGCTCGTCACGGGCAAGATCGATCGGCCGCACGTTCTCCACCCGCACCAGCCGTCCCTGGCCGTCCATCATAAATCCGTCCATCACGCCACTCCCTGAAACTGGTTTGCTCCGACAACCCTGGCCTGCGGCTCAGCCTTGATCAACAGATACCGTTTAACCTTGTACTGGGCGTTTTCCAGGATGGCCGCCAGCCGGTACATGCTCAGATCATCCAGCCGGCCTGGCCGGTTGATCTGGTCAAGCTGGGAGCGCAGGGCGTTCAGGGTGTTCAGGCAATCCAGCCGCTTTTTCTCCTCGGGATCGAACCGCACCCCGTTCACCCGCAGCATGCTGCCGGCCATATCCTTGATGTTCTGCAGATTGGCGAACATCATTTCCCCCTGCTGCTCCGGCACATAGCCGCCATGTTTCACCACCAGCTGCAGATCAGCAGCCGCGTTCATGATGTCGACCGCCGCCTCGCGGATTTCCTCGATTCTTTTTTCAGTCATCGTAAACCTCCCGTGTTTTTTTCTTGACTCAACTCAGCTTTAAATCGTCCCGATTACCTCGGCGCTCACCAACTGCTCGCCCATTTCCTGGCACGCATTCAGCGCCCTGGCCGTCAGGTTGTTAACCGTCAGAGGGTAGGCGTGGCTGACCTTGCTCCTGCCGTCCCTGGATGCGGCTTGCATGTTCTAATATTTCTTCACTTTTTACCATGGTCAAATCCTCCCAGGGCATCAAGCCCTGCAATTACAATCAACCGCATGCGCCCGGCGAGACTGCCGGGCATCTTGTCAACCTGCGCCCACACTTTGCGGGGCAGGCCGACTGTTCGGTTCTCCGATTTCTCTTGTTCTGGCTTTCTCTGCCCGCCTACGTGTCTTTTAAACATGATCGGTTTCTCCAACCCGCCCCGGCCAAAACAGCGCGGGCAGATTCCGTCCTGATCAAAGACGGAATGTTGGCAACCACAACACCCGCAGGTGGTCTGGTTGCCTGGACAATCCGACCACCGACACTCGCCAGTGGTCTCCGAAATCTCTCTTCCGCAGTGTTCGCAGTTCATAATTTCCTTCCTTTGCCCTTCATGGGCCATGGTTTGATCCCGGATTCTGCCTGGTCAGGTTAACCGCTCATCACGGCCCTGGTGCGTGTCCAGGGCCGGGGGAATGGTTATGCAACTCCCATTTCTTGCAACGCTGAGCTGCATTCGGTGCAGCCTGTTTTTGACTTGAAAATGTTGACTGACTCTTGAAGGTAATCAACCCCTTCACTGTCAAGTCGCGAACCGTCAAGTTCCATCTCCAGGACAGAAAAACCACCAACAGGCCGACCAATACTATCAAAATTGTTGCTGATTCCCAGGGAGATTCCCCCTTTTTTGTTTTCAAAGTAGAAAATTGTCATGATCGTATCCTCTCTTAAGTTTTGGCTTAATGACCTTCCCTTTGATTTAATATAGCCATTACTGTGCCACAAGTCAAGTTAAATTAATAAATATTATCATCAATAAATACGTGTAGTTATGAACAAAGCAAGCAAGGTTGATAAAAAATAAATTGACATGAAATTGCAGAGTTCGCCCGGAGGGGGTCCCGATGGGGGGCTATACACCTCCCGGGATTTCCTCGATTCTTTTTTCAGTCATCGTAAACCTCCCGTGTTTTTTTCTTGACTCAACTCAGCTTTAAATCGTCCCGATTACCTCGGCGCTCACCAACTGCTCACCCATTTCCTGGCACGCATTCAGCGCCCTGGCCGTCAGGTTGTTAACCGTCAGAGGGTAGGCGTGGCTGACCTTGCTCCTGCCGTCCCTGGATGCGGTGGTCAGCCGCTTACCAATGGCCTCGAAGGCGTCCTCGGCGAAGATGTCGCCGATATCCCGGCCGATCCGTTTGAACTTCACCTGCAGATAGTCGCGCAAATGTCCGTTCAGGCCGCGGATCTCCGCCACTTGCACCCGCCTGATCACCTCGCGCATGTCCACGTTCTGCCCTTCGTCAAAGCGGTGTTTAAGCTCGGACTGGCCGATAAGGATGATGCCGAGCAGCTTCTTGTAGCCGTCTTCCAGTTCGTAGAACCGTTTCAGGTACTTCAGGGTGTTGACGTTCAGGTCATGGGCCTCCTCGATGAAGATGCAGGCCCTGAAACCGCTTTTCGCCCGGTCGAGCAGCAGCCGCTGCACCTGGCGGGTTTTGTCCTCAAGCTTTACCCGGCACTTTTCGCTGCTGACATCCTGGATGATGGCGTCGCAGATCGAGGCCGCCGTCAACTTTGTTTTATCGATCATCTGAGGATAGATGACCAGGGTGTCGCCGTCCCGCTTTAGCTGCTCCACCACCTTGCGCCGCATGACGGATTTCCCGCTGCCCACCTCGCCGAGCACCGCCAAAAACCCGCCGTGCCGCGAGGCGTCGAGCATGGCCGCCTCGACATAGCGGTGCTCGTCTGACATGTAGACATCGCTGTCCTTCTGGATGTCGTCAATGAATGGATTGCGGAACAGCTTGAAGTGCCGCATTGCCTCCTGTGATATCATTTCCACCTCCCGTAGAATAATTTCCTCCGGATCGCCCGGAAGACATGCCTTGTGCTGCAACCCGTTCCTGACGCGCAGCGAATGTCCGGCAGGATGCCTTTTCCTCAGCTGGCTATCATGCTTGTTCCAGATATCAGCCGTGGTCAGGCCGTTTCCCGTAAGCCAGTCCTGGGCCTCCAGCCGGCCGGCGATGACCGTCTCCACCGCCGCCTTGAACCCCTCCATGGTGCTGGGGATATAGCCCCGGTTGACGCACAGGTTCATGGTCGGCCTGGATACGTCGCGGCCGATAATCTCCGCCACCGATCGCTGCAGGTCAGACTGGGTTATCCCGCAGGACAGCACCAGATCCTTAAGCACGATCGGCTCGAAATCCATGGCATATGCCTTTCTTGGTTTGCTCATTTCCATCTCCCGTCCTTTGTTATAGGGGCCGTTCAGATTACAGCGCCAGCCGCCTCTGCAGCTCCCCGCCATGCCAGTCACATCCGTCACTCATTGCCGCCACCACCTGGTCTGCCCGGTCAACCGCTATGGAACTGCCGAACTCTGCCCGCAACGCCTGATTGGTTGCCGGATCAATGGTTATCCCGGCCATCCGCAGCCGCTTGAACAGCTCGATAATAGAAATTGCTGCATCTTCGGCCGGCCTGGACACCTCCATTGGCGTGCCGCGCCGCGGCATGGGGATGGAGGCGATCTTCTCCGCCTGGTGGCCAAATACCCGCAGTGATCCGGCAAACGGCAAATCGTTCTTGCCGCGTTCCTCGCCATAGGCCCGGTTGGCGTTGGTCTTCAGCGCCTGCTGCACCATGGTTTCCGGCTGCGCCTTATACTCTTGGCCGATGATCGCCGCGTCAGCCGAGAACCCGCCGGCAAGCCGACCTGATGGCTGCGCCAGATAGGTTTTGCCATTGAACACCACTGC